GTTTGGGAGAAAGACGTGAAGACGGCGACGGTTTCCGCGGAGCCGCCAAAGGTGATCGAGGTAAGTCCAACAATAGTCGCTGCCATAGTGACTATGGCGCGATGTCAACCTACGGGCGGCGGTAGAAGCCGGTGCGCTGGCCTTGCTCCTGCTCGTAGCCTTCGTAAACGGCGCCTTCGATGCTCGCGGCAATGGCTTTGTCGGCCAGGCACTCGGGCCAGCCCGGCAAGCGCACGAGGTGCAGGGCACCAGAGTCGTCGGCCTGCCAGCGTGCGTGGCCGAGGTCAGGGAGTCGGGTAGGCTTCGTTGACCCAGAGACGAAAGTTGATGGATCGGCGGAAGCTGCGGGTTTCGTTTTCATAGGAGACGGGGTCGAACTCGAGGCCCCAGACTTTGACCAGGTCGGTGGCGTTGAGGTTGGTGAGAAAATTGGGGCCGTCGACGGTGGCCCACAGGTCGTGCCACAATTCTTTGAATCCCGCGGCGCCTTCGTCGTCGTCTTCGCTATCGGGCAGGCGGCGCTCGGCGCGTTCTTCGTCGGGGGTTTCGTCGGCCGAGGTGGTGAGCGTGATGGTGACGCGGGCGTTCCAGGTGGCCATGCCAAGCACGAGCTCGTCGAGTTTCTCGGCGCGGATGGCGATCATCGGGAGGCTGTCCTCGTTGGACTCGTCGGCCGAGGTGATGCGGCAGGCGGCGAGGTTGCTGTCGGCGGTCAGGACGGTGTCGAGGGCGCGCTCGAGGGATTCCTCCAGGCTGTAAGCGGGGGCGCTCATGGGGTGTCGGGCGATTGCAGGGTGAGGTCGATGGTGGCGGTATCGGTGTCGATGCCGGTGATGCGGTAGCGGCGGCCGCAGTATTTGACGATGCCGCCGAGGCGGAAGGTGGGAGCGCCGGCTTTGAGGACGGTGGCGGTGAGTCCTCTGGACGCTTCAAAGCCGCCCTCGCCCAAGGTGTTGCCGTAGGTTTCCTCGCCGACGACGGCAAGGTAGCATCGCTCCCTATACTCGATCTGGTCGCGGATGGTGCCGACCGCTTCGGTGCTGGCGGCGGTGTAGGCTTGAGCGAACTGTGACATTGGTTAGAGCGCCTTGTCAGCGGCGGCGAAGATGGAGCGCCAGACTTCGCAGGGGTTAAGCCGGGCGCGGCAAAAGTCGCGGCCGCGGGTGGCGACTTCCTGCCAATCGGGAAAACGAAGATCCTCGACCCAGGTGCAGAGGTCGTCGCCGGAAATGCCTTCGGGTAGGGCCAAGCGGTGCAAGCGGTCTTTGAAGTGCTCGCCGTCAGGGTCGAGCGGCTGCACCTCAACAATGAGGGCGCCGCAGGCCGTGGCTTCGTAGGCGCGGATGCTGTGGCCTTTGCCGTTGGCGGGCGGGCAGAACACGCCGGCGTATTTGGCGTAGGCGTCGGCAACGAGCGAGGCGGTGCTGGCGTGGCGCGGGATGTTCAAGATGTCGATGAGGCCGCGGGTTTGCAGGGCGCCGAGCAGGCGGCGGCGCTCGCTGTAAATGCCGGGCCAGTAGTCGTTGACGTGGCCGACAAAACAGAACCGCTGGATGCGCTCGGCCAGCGGGGGCCCGGGGCAGAAGGTGTCGGTGGCGACCCAGCAGGGCATGGTCTCGGCGTGGCGGCCGAGGCGGCGCATCTGTTCGGTGTCGCTGCTTTGGCAGCAGATGTAGAAATCGGCGTAGTCGTCGTGCTCCTCGAAGTCGCGGTAGCCGGGGAAGCTGTTGCCCCAGGTGTATTCGGGCACAATGGAAATGACCGGCTTGCCGAGGGTGCGGAGGGTTTCGCCGTGGGTGGCGATAAAGTTGCGAAGCTGGAAGGGCGAATAGAGCGCGATGGCGTCGGCCGGCGAGTCTTGCAGCAAGCGCAGGACGTCGTCGGGTTGCTGCGGGAAGTCGATCAGATTGACGGCCAAGCCGGCGCGCTGGAGTTGGGCGAAAGCGTGGGCGGCGACCGAGGCTGGTTCCTCGCCGATATAGAGAATATCAGCGTTTTTTATCATGCGCGGCGGCGGCAAACATGGCCTCGGTGTCGGGGACAAAGCTGGGGTTGGCCTCGAGGTAGTCGGGGTTGCGGCGGCAAAAGAGGTCGAAGCCTTGGCGGTAATTGGCCACGCTGTTGCTGCGTGCCGTGGTTTCGTGGTCTGGGCCGCCGGCGGTGGGGTGCAGGTGGCGGATGACCAGACTGGAGGGCACCAGCCATTTGTTTTTGACGGCACGCCAAGTCAATTCGGTGTCGGCAAACATGGAGCGGTAGCCGTCGAAATACAGGCCGCCGTCATAGCCGAGGGCCTCGACTGCGGGACGGGTGAGGCAGGGCGTGCAAAGCAATTCGTCGTCGCGCACGCCGTCGCCGATGGAGACCATGGCGGGGCGCCGGACGTTGCCGCCCAGGGCTTGCACGATGGCTTCGTCCCAATGCAGCGGTGGTGGGGCCAGATCGTCCTGGGCGTAGATAAGGATGTCGCCGATGGAGGCGCGGGCCGCGGCGTTGGCGGCGACGACGCAGTTGGTTTGTGCGAGATTCCCGGCGGGCGAGGTGGCGTGGCGGAAGCGGCCGAGGATGGGGAAATCGGGGCTGTCGGCTTCCAGGCCGAAGATGTGCTCGATGCGTTCGGGGTTTTTGGCGTTGTCCAAAAACATCTTCCGCACGACGGCGGCTTGCTCGGGTCGGCCGCGGGTCGGGTGGATGATGCTGATGGTGGGTTCCTTTTGCGCCTGGAGCCGGGCGCGCTCGATGCCGTCGGCTTTGTCGAGGTCGCCGATCATGCGGAGAAATTGCGTCCACAGGGTTTCCCCTGCCCAGCCGTAGAGGCCGTCGCGGTGGGTCCACATTTTTTCCGCGGGGCGCGGGAGGGCCATCATGCAGCGCAAATAGGCTTCGGCCCTTTCTAGGTCTCCAAGGTCAAGGTGCATGGCGCCGAGGAGGGCCAAGGCTTCGCGGCGGTTGGGCTGCGTGCGGTAGGCGCTGTGGAGCGCGGTGAGCATGGCGGTGTGCTCGGGGGTGCCGGTCTCGAGGATGGGAGGGCGGGCCAGTTCGCAGATGTTGAGGCAAAGCTCGTAGCGTTCGGTGGGCTTGAGGTCGGGGTGCGCGAGGGCTTGCTTGGCCAGGGCCATGGCGTCGTTTTTGCGGCCGGCGCCCATGTATTCGCCATGCAAGTGGTAGAGCTCGCTGACGGTGCGCTCGGCCTCGGGGATGCTTTCGAGGATGGTGAGGTTGCGATTGCTGCCCTGCTTGGGCTCATCGTCGGGCAAGTGGACGACGATCGGTTCGTCGCACTTGGCGATGCGGGCGGCGGGGGCGAGTTGGAAGTTCTCGTGGATTCGGTTGACCCATTTGCCTTTGTCCCGGCGGACGAGGCGCTCGCGGATGTTGTGGGCGATGCCGCGGCCGGCGACGTTGTGGTAGAGGGCGAAGGCGTCGAAGTCGGCGGAAAATTTGTCCATGAGTTCGTGGAGGGCGGCGGCGAAGTTGGGCCCCGGGGTGTCGTCGGAGTCGATCCAAAGCGCCCAGGGCTTGGTGGCGAGGTCGAAGGACCGCTGGCGGGCGGCGCCGAAGTCGTCGACGTGGGGCCAATCGTTGCCGGGGGCGTTGGCGTAGACGTCGTAGGTGGCGCCGTGTTTCTGGCAGACCTCGGCCACCTTGAGGCTTTTGGCCTCGGCGCCGGTGGCGTGGACGACGACTATTTCGCTGACGGCGGGCGCGAAGAGGGTGAGGCATTTGTCGAGCCGCTTCGGCTCGTTCCCCACGATGACGCAAAGCGCGATCTGCTCGCGCGGGCTTTGTTTCTCCATCTCGGGCGGAGGCCCTTTGTCAACAAACGAAAACCCCCGGCGCGGGCCGGGGGCTTCGTGTTATGAGTTGGAGACGAACTACGCTCCGAGAGCCAGCTTCGCGGCGCCGGTGATGGCGCGGGAGGCGCCGAACACGCACTCGAAGGAGACGTAAACCTTGCCGGTGCCAGGATTTGCGTGCCTGCGATAGCCGATCGTAAGACCGCTCTGCGGATCGGTGACCACGGAAGTGGCCAGATACTCGCTGGGAGCTTGCGGCTCGAGGGCGCGGACGGCGAGGGCGACGGAGTTCTGATGAACAGCCAGACCAGCCAAGCTGATGCTGTTGGTCGGGAGAATCATCGACTCGTAGACGTTCATGCCGAGCACGCGGGGCACGCGGCCATCGGCGATGGTGTCGCGGGCGCCGAACTGCGAGGCGTCGAGCAGGCCGCTCTGGGAGAGCAGGCTGTCGTAGAGCGAGGTGTTGAGGATGAGCGAGCGGCCAACCAGCGGGGCTTTCTCGTCGCTCAACGCTTTGCGGAGGGCGCGGGCGTTGGTGATCGTGAAGGCCGAGAGGTTGGTGAGCGTGGCGCTATACTGCGCGGCGCTGCCAGCCGTGGTCACGAAGAGGTTGTAGACCGAAGTTAGAACGCTCTGCGCGAGGGCTTTGCCCTGCTGCATGGCAAACTTGGTGATTTCGGCAGCCGAGGATTTGGAATACTCGGTGTCGGACAGTGAAACCGTCACGATGCGGTGGGTGTCCACGTTGATCGTGACCTTGTTCATCGTGCCATTGTCCGCCTCGTAGGAGTCGGCGAAAGTGGTCGCGGTGAGGTTGGCGATGAGCGGGACTTCAACGCTCGCGCCACGACGGACAACTTCATTGCTGTAGCTGGTCGTGAAAATCGAGAGCGGTTCAAGATCCGCGGTGAAACTCTCAAGCGCCGCTTGGGCGATGAGACGGTCGTTTAACGAGCTATTAATTGTAGCCATAAAATCAGTAAGCGGACGCGATGATTTCGCGTTTGTTTTTGCGGAAATACTCCACGGCGTCAGAGCCGCTGAGTGAGTTGAAGATTTGCGCCGGGGTCAGTTCGGGCTCGGCCGACACGACAGCCAGGGGCTCAAGGCCAACAGAAGCGACGATTGCAGCAGCCTGTTCGCCAGCACTTGTGGAGGCCGCGAGCAGCGCGGTGATCTCCTCGTCCTTGCTGGCCGACTCGGCGGTAAGGCGCTCGACTTCGGCTTTCAGGGTTTCAAGTTCCTTGGCCGTGTCCTCGGCGACTTGCGCCTGGGCGGCTTCGGCGGAGTTCTTCGCGTCAAGGTCGGCCTGGAGGGCGTCAACTTTCGCTTGGAGTTCGGCGTTCATAACTTCCTCGGAGATGTCAACTGCCTCGTCGGTGACGGGCGTTTCGACGGCGGGCTCCACGACTTCGGGAGCGGCTTCCTCGGCCTTGCGGGATTTCGCGGGTTTACGCATAGAGTTGGAAAACTTGTCAAAGCGGGCGCGGGCCTGCTCGGGGGTGACGGAGGCGGCGGCCTCGAGGTCGTCTTCGATGCCGTCGATGAAATTCATGCCGAGGGCTTCGGTGGCATCGAGCCAAGTTTCCTCGTCCATCATGGCTTCGATCTCGCCGCGCTCGCGGCCGGTCTTGCGGACGTAGGCGTTGACCAGGGTGGCTTTGAGTTTGTCGAGGACGTCGGCCTCTTTGCGGAGGTCGTCGGCGTCGCCCATGGCCATGGACCAAGGGTTGTGGATCATGAGCATGGAGTTGCCGGCCATGAGGACTTCTTCCCCGGCCATGGCGATGACGGAGGCCATCGAGGCGGCGAGGCCGTCGACGTGGACGGTCAGGCCGCCCTTGTGCCGGCGGAGGGCGTTGTAAATGGCAGCGCCTTCGATGACGGAACCTCCGACGCTGTTGATGCGGAGGTGGATGTGCTGGTCTTTGAGCTTGCGAAGATCCGCGACAAAATTCTTTGCCGTAACGCCTCCGAAGCCGATCTCGTCATAAATAGAGACCTCGATGCCGCTGTCTTCGGCTTCGCTGTTGCGGGGCGCTGAAATTGCATACCACGTGGGGTTCATTGCGCTTGCGGCGGTGTCAATGCGGCGGGCGTGACCGGCGCGGGATTGGGATTGAAGGTGGCGATGCTGTCGGCGCTGATGCCGAACTCGGCGGAGAGGTCGGCCAGATACTTGGCCTCGACGGCGCGCTGGCGGAGTTGGTCTTTCCACTCAAGGCCCCGCTCGCTGTAGTCTTCGCTGTAGGTGCGGAGGCCGGCGCGGACGTCGTTCAAGTTGGCGGCGGCTTCGCGGCCGTAGTCCACAGACGCAGCGGCCGGGCGTTGCCACTCGACGCGCCACCAGTTGTCGTTTTGCGGCAGGAGGCCGCGCTGCATTGCCAGCGTAATCGTGTGGGCCCAGACGCGGGAGCAGAGGCGGTCGATGAGAAGGGCTTGGCGTTGCTCGAAGGTGCGCTGCGCGCGGACCAAGACGGCGCGGAGAGCGGCGCCACCGGCGTCGGCCGGGCGGGCGGCGAACTCCCAGGGGACGCCGATGTTGAGGCAGACTTCGCGGAGGAGGACGTCGCAGAACTCGCGGAAGTTTTGTGACGGGCGGTTCGAGGTCCACGAGATGAGGTCTTCGCCGAGGCCGAGGCGGGGGATGGCGCCGCCGGCGTTGCCGAGGCTTTCGACGGTGACTTCGCTGTTGTCCTGGGTG